CGGGCCGGTTGTGCTTCAGCGACATTGAGCGCCTTGCAGTTGGCGCTATGTGCGAATCGGGTGAGGTGTTCATCCGTATTGTGCGGCGGCCTTTTGGCGGCGGCAGCATCCCGATTGCGTTGGATGTGATCGAGGCTGACCTGCTCGACGATGAATACACAGGCGTTAGCACCACGCAGGGCAACGAGTGGCGCATGGGCATCGAGCTCGACCCATGGGGGCGGCCGGTGCAGTATGCGTTTCTAACCAGCCATCCGGGTGATACGCCTTTTGCGCGGCCTGCTGCTAGCAGGCACCAGCTGATCCCAGCCAGTGAGATCATCCACCTCTATCTGCAGGAGCGGCCGGGCCAGACCAGAGGCGTGCCCTGGTTCTCATCTGCGATTAAGCGGATGCACCACCTTGCTGGGTACGAGGAAGCGGAGGTGATCCGCGCTCGCGCCAACAGCTCGCTGATGGGCTTCATCACCAGCCCTGAGGGCGAGCTGCAGGGTGATGAGGTTTACGACGGCGAGCGGGTGAGCAACTTCGAGCCTGGTGTCTTCAAGTATCTGGCGCCGGGCGAAACCGTCACGGTGCCGCAGCTCGATGCACCTGATGGGCAGTTCGAGCCGTTCTTGCGTGCGATGTTGCGTGCGATGGCCAGCGGGCTGGGCTGCAGCTATGAAACGATCAGCCGCGACTTCAGCCAGAGCAACTACAGCAGCAGCCGATTGAGCCTGCTGGAGGATCGCGATAACTGGCGTGCGCTTCAGAACTACATGATCGAGAACTTCCACCAGCCGATCTATGCGGCGTGGCTGGAGATGGCCGTATTGAGCGGCGTGCTGCCATTACCGAACTATGAAGCCAACCCTGAGCGGTACCTGAACGTGCGGTGGATGCCTCGCGGGTGGAGCTGGGTGGATCCGGCCAAGGAGGTGGATGCCTACGCGGCTGCGGTGCGCAATGGCTTCAAGACGTTGGCAGACGTGGTGGCTGAAGGTGGCGGCGATCTACAGGATCTGCTGCGTGCACGTAAGGCCGAGCTTGAGCTGATGGAGGAGATGGAGCTCACCTTCGACACAACGACCGGGATCGCCGAGGCTGAGCCGCCTGAGCAGGCTGCGCCTGTTCCATCTGAGCAACCCGACCCTGATGAGGAGGAGGATGATGAATCTGAATCGCCCCTATCCGAATGAGCATTCGGCTCGGCTGCATGATCCAGGCCAATACGACAGCCTGCGACGCGTAAACGATGACCTGGGCCGCGGCATCGACGCGATCTATGGCGTCAAAGACGAGACCACCGAACTGCAGGCCATCCGATTCGACGCTGCCCAGTTCAGTGCTGATGAGGCTCGCGCGTGGTTGGATGAGAATGATTCTGAGCCAATAGAGTTCGAGGAGGCAACCGGCAGAGCCATGGATGACATCTCGCGAGACCTAGAAGGTCAGATCTTGAAGAGGGCAGAGGCCACCGATTTCCAGGTGGCTGAAGACGATCGCACGATTGAGTTCCCCTTCAGTTCTGAGTATCCGGTCGCCCGCTACTTCGGCGAGGAGATCCTGAGCCATGAGCGTGGCGCGGCTGATCTGACCAGGCTGAACAACGGCGCACCGTTGCTTTTCAACCATGACCCTGATCGGGTGATCGGTGTGGTGGAGCGCGGCTGGATTGATGAAGACAAGAAGCGCGGCTATGTCAGCGTGCGATTCAGCCGTAATGCTTTTGCGCAAGAAATTCTTGCGGACGTGAAAGATGGCGTTCTACGGAACGTCTCGTTTGGGTATCAGATCCGCGAAATGGATCAACGCTCAAGCGGTGAATTCCTCGCCACTGCGTGGGGAGTTCATGAAGTGAGCGTGGTTAGCATACCGGCAGACCCAACGGTCGGCGTCGGGCGTGCTCTCGACGCTCAACCCGCGGCCCCTGCCGCACCACAAACCCCTGAAACTCAACCTGTGGTTGAAATGGAAAACACCCCTGACCTCTCAGTGGTGCGGGCTGAAGCGGCTGCTGAGGCTGCAAAGGCTGAGCGCACCCGAATCGCTGGCATCACTGCACTGACTGAAAAGCACGGCATGGGCGACCTTGGCCGTCAGCTGATCGAGTCTGGCCGCAGCATCGACGATGCTCGCGCTGCTGTGCTCGACAAGCTCGACGCCAAGCCCGTTGAGCCCGTCAAGCAGATCGAAATGGATCAGCGTGACGCTGCTCAATACAGCATCACCGCTGGCATCCGCGCCGCACTGACTGGCGACTGGTCTTCCCGTGAAGCCGGCCTGGTGCGCGAGATGAGCCAAGAGGTTGAGCGCTCTGGTCTCAACAAGACCACTGCTCGCAGCTTCTTTGTTCCCTTCTCTGCGCTGCGTGCCACCTATGTGACTTCTGGCGCCACCACTGGCGGCAACTTGGTTGCCACCGACCTGATGGCCGATGAGTTCATCGAGGCGCTGCGCAACAACTCGATCATGCTCGGCCTTGGTGTTCGCACCATGACCGGCCTGGTGGGCAACGTCGCGATTCCCCGTCGCGCTTCTGTGGCCAGCACCTACTACCTGGGTTCTGAAGTCACCGCAATCACCCAATCTGAGTCCACCTTTGACCAGGTGACTCTCTCGCCGAAGAATCTGGCAGCCCTGTCGAAGTACAGCCGCCAGACCCTGCTGCAGGGCACCCCCGGCATTGAGCAGCTGGTGCGTCGCGACATCACCGACGGCATCAACCTGGGCATTGATCTGGGTGTGCTGAACGGCTCCGGTTCTGCCGGCCAGCCTGAAGGCATCATGCAGACCACCGGCATCGGCTCGGTTGCTCTGGGCACCAACGGCGGCCCCATCACCGTTGAGTCGCTGGTGGATCTCGAGGAGCAGGTGCTGATCGACAACGGCGCTCTGAACCGCGACAACATCGCCTACGTGACCAACGCGAAGGTGCTGGCTGAGCTCAAGAAGCTCCGCGCTGGTGGCTCGACCACTGGCGATGGCGCATTCCTGGTGAACAACCAGCTCGACGCCCTGGGCCGCGGCGCCACCCCCACCTCGGTGAACGGCTACCCGCTGTATGTGACCAATCAGGTTCCCAGCAACCTGACCAAGGGCAGCAGCAGCGGCGTTTGCTCCGCGATGCTGATGGGCGACTTCAGCCAGGCGATGGTGGGCTTCTGGGGCAACGGCCTCGAGATCACCGTGGGCGAAGACAGCGACGACTTCAGCAAGGCTCTGACCAGCGTGCGCGGCATCGTCACCTATGACGTGGCCGTTCGTCACCCCGAGAGCTTCGCTGCAATCCTCGACATCACCACCTGATAAGGAGGGGGGCCGGGCAACCGGCCCCTTTTGATCTGATGAAAGTTCTCGTGAAGCGCAGCTGCGCAGCTGCAGGCGGCCACCTTGCTGAAGGCGGAATTTATGACGTTGACACGCAAGTGGGTCAGCAGCTGATCCGCATGGGTCGCGCTGTTGAAGCACCGGCTGAAGTGAAGCCTGCCCCTAGAAAAGCGAAAGCCAATGGCGCTGACTGAAGAGCTCAGTTCGTTTTTCAACGATTTCGGCGTCAGCTGCACGGCTGGCGCCGTTTCTGCTTTGGGCATCCTGGACATGCCCACGCAGGTGCTGGCTGGTGACCAGGTGCTTAGCACTGATTACACGTTGACGGCCAAGGCTTCCGACTTCGGCAACCTGCTCTATGGCGATTCGATCACCGTGGCCGGTGTGGTTTATACGGTGAGGGAGGCCAGACTGATTGACGATGGCGCCATTGTTGAGCTCGGTCTCCAGAAACCATGACTGTTTACGGATCCTCCGGTGAGCTGAATCGGAACGTCTACCACTTTGCTGAGCTCACAGACTTGGGCTCAACCGAAGCCGTGATGGTGCATGGGTCGCACCTGACCTTTGTGCATCGCGTCACTGGCAATGCGACGATTTTGGATGAGGGATCGCTTGACGGCGTGCATTGGTTCGCGATCGACACAGAGAAAGCGCACAACGAGAGCGGCACTGATGGGCACTTCTATGAAGGCCGCGCTGTGCAGTATGTGCGCTCCACGGTGACCAGCGTTAGCGGGACCGTTACCGTCAACATCAGCGTGATGTGCCACTGATGACCAAGCGCGAGCGAATCCTGGCGGCACTGCGCACTGCGTTGACTGGCACCGCTCAGGTTGGCACCAGGATCTACCGCAGCCGGGTGGAGCCCTTCACTCGCGGAGAGAGTCCGGCGATCGTGGTTGAGCCTGTGAACGACACGGCACAGCAAAACACGGCGTTGCCAACGCTGGACTGGAGCCTCACGGTGCGGGTGGCGATCATTGTGCGCGGCAACGTGCCTGATCAGCTGGCCGATCCGATCGTGCAAAGCGCTCACGGCAAGATCATGGCCGATCTCACCCTCGGCGGTTACGCAATCGACGTGCAGCCCGCTGGCGTCACTTTTGAGATGATCGAAGCGGATCAGCCCGCTGGTGTCGTCAGCCTTGAGTATCTGGTGAGATACAGAACCAGCGTGGCAGATCTGACG